GACGAGTTCGAGAAGAGAAAGAAGTATAGTGAATCAAGAGCAAACAATCGTAAGAAGAAAGAAGATATGAATAACATATGTAAATCATATGAAGAACATATGGAAAATGAAAATGAAAATGAAGATATAAATAATACAAAGAGTAAACGCTTTGTCAAACCAACTCTAGACGAGTTGAGTCAATATATGGATTCAATAGGAATGAATGACGTATCAAACAAGTTCTTTGACTTTTATGAATCAAAGGGTTGGATGATAGGCAAAAACAAGATGAAAGATTGGAAGTCAGCAGTTCGCACTTGGAAACAAAACAATTTGAAAGTATCAACAAATCAACATAAACTTGCAACACTATGAATCTAGAACAAATGATACTATCAAACTTGCTGTTCTACAATGACGCAAGACACTTCTTACCACAAATCAACAAGAATTGGTTCACAGAAGACTTCTCACGTCGTATCGTCGATGCGATGACACACTTGTACTACGACAATCAACCTGTTGACTTGGTGACGCTCTCAAAGCATTTCACAAAAAAAGAAGTTATTGAGATTATCAAGATACAACAAGAAGCAAGTGGTTTGACAAACATCAAAACACATCTTCAAACTCTAGAATATAACTACATCAAACGAACGCTCGTCGATAGATTGTCACATTTGAATTTATCAAAAGAACTTGATGAGATGGTAAAAGACTTGCAGTCGATTCTTGATGAGACTACTTTCTCGACACACAAAGAGCCTGACTCAATAGTCAAAGTCACAAACAAAGTTGTTGACCAAATCGTAGAGAATAGTCTCAAAGGGGGTGCGCTCACAGGCAAACAAACAGGATGGCGCTATCTAGACAAGTACATCGGTGGTTACAACGAAGGAGACTTGATTGTTGTAGCAGGTCGTCCCGGAATGGGTAAGACTGCAATCGCTCTCACGCTCACAAAAGACTTTGCAAAGTACAATCACAAAACACTCTTCTTGTCGCTTGAGATGTCAAACGAGCAACTTGCAAAGCGATACTTGTCATTGATAGGCAACATCGAGAATTGGAAGATACGCAATGGTCGTCTAGAACAAATCGAGATAGACAAAGTCATCAACACAGCAAACAATCAAACTATCGAGTTTTACATAGACGATGACGTTGATACTTCTATCGCACAAATCAAAGCAAAGGCAAAGTTGCACAAGTCGCGCAAAGGTCTTGACTTACTTGTCATCGATTACATACAATTAATCAAAGGCACAAAAGCAAATCGTGAGCAAGAGATAGCAGAAATCTCACGCGGTTTGAAACTACTAGCAAAAGAATTGAAAATCACGGTCATCGTACTTGCGCAGTTGTCACGTAAGAGCGAAGAGAGACAAGACAAACGACCTATGTTGTCAGACTTGCGAGAGTCAGGTGCGATAGAGCAAGACGCAGACATTGTAATGTTTCCTTTTAGACCTGCTTACTACGACACAGAGAAGCCTGACGTAGAAGAAGCGGAGTTGATTATCGCAAAGAATCGCAATGGTGAATGTTGCACAATACCTACTACATTTGAAGGCAAACTAACTGAATACAAAGAACGCATATGAAAACAATAAAACTAGAGAACACGATACTTGAAGACGAATACACTCGATATGTGTGTGAATCGTTTGACATTCAAGATTCGACAAAGACAAGTGTAGAAATACCTGTCAATTTTGCAGAGTGTAGAAACTTTGATTGGAACATTGGAGTCATCTACGGAGGTAGTGGAACAGGTAAATCAACTCTTTTGAAGCATTTTGGCGCGATTAGAACGATTCAATTCGACGAATCGAAGTCTCTTATCTCAAACTTTGATTGGTTGCAACCTAGCGACGCTTGTCTACTTTTGTCTTCAATGGGTTTGTCTAGTGTTCCTACGTGGTTAAGACCATATAGAACGCTCTCAAATGGTGAACAATATCGCGCACAACTAGCGTATCTTGTTGGTAGTGCAAAAGAAGAAGAAGTTGTACTTGTAGACGAGTACACAAGTGTAGTAGATAGAGACGTAGCAAAAGCGATGTCTTATGCGCTTCAAAAATTCATACGCAAGAACAACAAAAAAATCATTCTTGCTAGTTGTCACTTTGATATTATGGAGTGGTTGCTACCGGATTGGACATATTCACCATTGAAGGGGCGTGTCGAGAGACACGACTATCTTCGGCAATCAAGACCACAAATTGAGTTTTCGTTATTTCGATGCAGATATGAAACTTGGCGTATATTCAAACACCATCACTATTTGACGCAAGATTTGAACAAAGCGGCGAAGTGTTTTTGTTTGACGTGGAACGATAAGCCAACCGCATTTATTGCAATACTACCTTTGCCTAGTGGTACAATACAAAATGCGTTTCGCGTGAGTCGATTGGTTGTGTTGCCTGATTATCAAGGTCTAGGGTTTGGTATCAAATTACTCAACTATTTTGGTTCGATTTACAAAAACATAGGCAAGACGCTATACATTAAGACAAGCAACCCGTCACTATTTATGGGAATGCAACGCAACGCCAAAAATTGGCATCTTGTTCTTGAGAATAACAACATAGAAGCAATCAAAAAGATAAACGAAAAACTAGTATCAGATGGCAAAGACAATGGCTTAAAACTACGCAAAGAATCAATAACTAAATCCTACAAGTACATAGGCGAACAAACAAACATCGACACAAAGATTGTAGAGTTTAGCGCTGACGCTTACAAAGACTATTCACAAAGACAAATATCTCTATTTTAATATGAATCATTTTCAAGATTTACACACCGCAAAGCAAGAAAATCGTAGAATGAGACTTCTACTTATTGAACAGAAGAATCAATACGAGAAATTGATAAACGATTTAAGACGAGAAATCTTACGACCTAAGATTGACATCACACAAACAAGCGCAAAATGGGCAGACGTTATGAGAGCAGTTTGTCAAATCTACAACATCACACCTGACGACATCTACTCAAAGAACAGAACGCAACACATACTCTACGCTCGACATACTTTTAACTACATTTGTAGACGTACATTGAGAATGTCACTTGAGTCGATAGGTAGAATCATTAATCGTGACCATTCTACTATCATTCACAGCGTACGACAAACACAAGACTTGATTGAATATGACAGAAACTTCGCCAAGACCTATCAACAGGCTCACGGACTATTGGATTCTTATTGCAACGAAGAGTCTACAATCGTCGATACACATCTTGAAAGAAGAGAGCGATGTGTTGCGCACGAAGAAGCGATATGAGAAAGACGGCTATTTTGTAACGATTGAGAAAAAATAATTTGTAATTACAAATAATCTTTCTATTTTTGTAGTGTTGAACAAGTCGCAAATCATCGAAAATCTAACAACTCAAAAGTGGGTCTTCGATACTTGTCTTCGCATCTCAAAGAACAAAGAACTAGCAAGAGAACTCTATCAATACTTTTTTCTACTACTACTCGAAAAAGATGACGCATATGTTGAGAAACTACACAACGACGGCTACTTACAATGGTGGGCAATCAAAGTACTACACACAGCAATCAATGGCAATCGTCACCCATTTCAACAAAATCGTATCTACGACAGCGTTGACGTGTATGAGTGTAATCTATCAAGTGACGACAAAGACCATCTAGTACAAGAAGAAGACTATGAGCAAGAGAGAAGCAAGATACGAGCGTACGACTTCATCATTGAGAGTTCTCATTGGTACGAGCGTGAACTCTTTAAGATGTGGCTTGATGGCAATTCAGCGCGTTCACTACATCGCAAGACAGGAATCAGCGTACGTGAAATACTTCGCGTCGTAAAACTTATGAAACAACTAGTACAAGAACAATATGAAAAAACAAACCCCAATGAAATTCGTCGATAGATTTATGACAAATCTCGCGAAACTACACGAAGAAGCAGGTGACACTTTTAGAGCAGAAGAAGTCAAAAGACTTCATAAGCAATTTGAAGGACTCATCGAACAAGAAGAAGAACTCTTGAAGAAAGCGTTTGTCGACGGCTACGAGACAGAACTCAACGCTCACTCTACAAAGTCACAAATACTAGCACAACTTTACATCAAAGAAAATTACTTATGACACATCTAGAAATCTTGGGTATCGCTTCATTTAGCATCATACTCGTAAACTTTGGCAAACCTGCTGACATTATCAAGACCTTTTTGTATGGTTCGAACCCTTTTAATTGGCGACGATTAAAGCCTTTCGACTGCGCATTTTGTATGTCGTTTTGGATTGGCTTAGGTTATTTTACTTATCACTACGGATTGACAGGCGTTCTTTATGCGTCAATTTCGACTATCATTGTAGCACTACTAGAGACAAAAATATGAACTTTGAAGACATCGAGTTTGTTGTATCACTTGAACCCAAATACAACACGTACAAAAAGACACAAGTCTTGTCATTGAATCCTGAAGAAGCGCATCGTTTGAGAAGCGTCTATCAATCTTTGTATGGTCGTTCGATGCCGTCTTGCTCAACTTGCTTTGTAGAGAGTTACTTCTCGCTATTGATTTTCTGTCAGCAGAAACTAAACTCAATCAAAGAACAAGCAGAATGGAGAGAGAAACAACAAGCAATAGAGAGAGCGACTATCGCAGACGACGAGCAACCAAAGCGTAGGAGAAAGAAGAACAATGAGCAACAATAAACAAAACTTGGGAACAGTTACAATTGTAAACCATAAAATTGATAACTTAGAATGGGCATTTCAATTTAATAATGATGTACC